TGGAAAAATGGTTTAAAAACACTTTATTACTGCCGTAGTGAAAAGATTTCGAAGGCCGATAAAGTCTCGCGCAAAATAGAACGTAAAGTTATTGAGGAATTAGACATGAAAGCGTTGGCAGAAGGAAATGATTGTTTAGCCTGTCAAGGATAATTTGTCTATTTAATGGTATTATTTTTAACTGAAAATTGAGGTGATATGTGAAAACAACATTTATAATTGATGGTGGATTAGGTAGACAAATTGCAGCTATACCGGCATTAGAAAAATATGTAAGGAAAAACCCAGATACAATTATTATAACACACTTTTGGACTCCCGTATTTTGGGGAAATTGTTTATTGGCTTCTAAAGTATTTGATTCCAATACCAAAGGATTGTTTGAAAAAATTAAAGAAACAAAAATTTTCAAACCTGAACCATACTACAATACTAATTATATTAATGATAAAATTTCTTTAGTAGATGCCTTTAATGAGGAAATAAATGGTGACAACGAACAAATGCCACCACCAAAAATTTATTTATCTAGTACAGAATTGAAAAATGGAAGAAATATTGCCAAACAAAATGGCAAAAAGGTTATATGTTTTCAACCTTTTGGAAGCACGGCTAAATTCGAACACAATGATATTATAGATCAAACTGTAAGATCGCTGAGTAAAGAAGCGACATTACAAATGATTAACATGATAAAAAATGATGGTTTTGATATCGCATTTTTTGATGATAGAGAAATACCTTTTCTGGACAGAAGTAAATTCTTAAATATTCGAGGTATTGATTGTAGAGTATGGGCAGCAGTCATTGCTAACTGTGATTATTTTGTTGGTATAGACAGTGCAGGACAACACATTGCAAGAGCATTTAACAAACCTGGTACAGTGATAATGGGAGGAACTAGTGAAATAAATACAAGTTATTCCAATCATTTTACTATTGTTAAGAAAGAAGGTGAGCGAAGATACATGAGTTATAGATTGTGCGATTTTGATTATTGGCTATCTGAATTAGAAAATACCAATTTTATGAATTTTTCTATAGAAGAAATAAATAAAATAACACAAAACATTCTAAAGGACGTTAGGACAAAGTGTAAATGATAAAAAAAGCAAAAACAAGTTTAACAGACGAACGACAAGCATTTAAGCCATTTAATTATCCTTGGGCTTACGAGGCATGGCTAAAACATGAGCAAATGCACTGGATTATGACAGAAGTACCAATGCTCGAAGATGTAAAAGATTGGAAAAATAAATTAACAGATGATGAAAAGAAATTTCTAACACATATCTTTAGATTCTTTACTCAGGGAGATGTAGATGTTGCTGGTGGATACGTTAAAAATTATCTACCATATTTCCCTCAACCAGAAGTACGTATGATGTTATGTGGTTTTGCCGCACGTGAAGCGCTGCATATCGCAGCTTATTCTCATTTAATTGAGTCACTTGGCATGCCAGATACTACATACAATGAGTTTCTTGAGTATGCTGAAATGCGAGAGAAACATGATTACCTCTTGGATCTTAGCTCGAAGAATAGTACCAAACAATCAACAGCTGAGCACATCGCTGCATTTAGCGCGTTTACGGAAGGCATGCAGCTCTTTAGTAGTTTTATTATGCTTCTTAATTTTCCTCGACATGGTGTGATGAAAGGTATGGGTCAGATTATTACATGGTCAATTGCAGATGAAACACTACATGCTGAGTCTATGATTAAACTTTTTAGAACGTATATAGAGGAGAATCGAGAAATCTGGAATGATGAACTTAAAGGAAAAATTTATACAATTGCTACCAAAATGGTGGAGCTTGAAGACAAGTTTATTGATCTGGCATTCGGCATGGTACGCGTGGCTAATTTGGACGCTAGTGACGTTAAACGTTATATCAGGTATATTACTGATCGTCGTCTTATCAGTATGGGTCTTAAAGGAATCATGAAAGTTAAAAAGAACCCATTGCCCTGGGTAGAAGAAATGTTGAATGCTCCAACTCATACTAACTTCTTTGAGAACAGAGTAACAGATTATGCTAAAGGTAGTTTAAGCGGTGATTGGAAAGATGTCTGGGGCAAAACAGCGTAAATGCCTTACTCAGAAAAAGTTTTAGAGCATTATGAGAATCCTCGCAATGTTGGCTCATTTGCGAAGGATGTAAAACGAGTGGGCACAGGTATGGTAGGTGCGCCTGCCTGTGGGGATGTAATGAAACTACAGATACAGGTAAATGAGAATGGAATCATTACGAATGCTAAATTTAAGACATATGGATGTGGTTCCGCGATTGCAGCTAGTTCGCTCATTACGGAGTGGATCAAGGGTAAGAGTCTCGAGCAAGCCGGCACTATTCGCAATACTCAAATTGCAGAAGAACTTGCGCTACCACCCGTTAAAATACACTGCTCCATATTGGCAGAGGATGCGATCAAAGCCGCAATAAAAGATTTTAGAGATAGATATGAATTACGCGATTCAAAGACAGGAAATATGTAAACAATGCGAGCATTACAAAACTGTAATAGGTGTTAAAACTTGTGAAGTTTGTGGTTGCGTAATTAGATGGAAAACTCAGCTAAAAAATGCAGAATGCCCTATAGGAAAATGGGAAAAGGTGAAGAATGACAATTAATCATGCGCATCTAGAAGTAGCAGAAGTATATGCGAGATTATCCAAGGCTAGAAGACTTAAAGTTGGGGCAATAATAGTTAAAGATAATAGAGTAATAAGTATAGGATATAACGGTACTCCTTCAGGTTGGGACAATAATTGTGAAGAAGAAATTTCAATTACTGAAGATTGTTTTATTGATAACGGTGCTCCTCCGCATCCTTTTACTACAATACATCTTAAAACAAAACCTGAAGTCATTCATGCAGAAAGTAACGCCATCGCTAAACTTGCTAGATCAAATGAGAGCGGGCTTGATAGTACTATGTATATTACACATGCTCCCTGTTTTGAGTGTGCAAAACTAATATATACTGCGGGTATAAAAAAGGTATATTTTAGAAATCATTATAAATCAGAAGATGGTATAAATTTTCTTAAGAAATGTAAAATTGAGGTGGAAAAATTATGAAAAATGGTAAAACAACTGCAGAAAAAATAGGTATAACCGCATCCACGTTTGACTTATTTCACGCAGGACACATTGTAATGTTGGAAGAAGCCAAGAGACAATGTGATTGGCTTATTGCAGCAATACAATTGGATCCCACAATAGACAGACCAGGAAGAAAAAATAAACCTGTTCAATCTATTATTGAAAGGCAAATACAAGTAAGCGCTTGTAAATTTGTGGATGAAGTGATAGTTTATTCTACAGAAAAAGAACTAGAAGATATTTTTTTAACGTTACCCATAGATATTAGAATATTGGGTGAAGAATATAAAGATAAAGAATTTACTGGAAAAGAAATTTGTAAGCGAAGAGGTATAGAGCTTTTCTTTAATAAAAGAGATCATTATTTTAGTTCTACAGATTTACGTACTAGAGTTTTTGAAGCAGAATTAAAGAAAAGGAACCAAGGATGGGAAGAAAACAGCACTTTGAATGCGTCGAATGTGATGCAGTCTTTAAAATAAATTTTGATTTGGATGAAAATTATTATAACGTAAGCTTTTGTCCTTTCTGTGGATCAGAAATGGATGATGACCAACAAGATATTTATGAACACGAGGAGTGAATTATGCAATGGTGGCTAAATCAACAACATACTGATGAACATTGGTGTTATACTGACAATATTTTTTCATCAGACGAATGTGATAATATTATTGAATTATTAAATAGTAAAGTCAATCTACAAGAAGCTATTGTTGGAGATGAGAATGGAGTAGTAGATAAATCTATTAGAGATTCCACCATAGGTTGGGTACCAACCGATGAAAATACCTCATGGATTTTTCAAAGATTAACAGATGGTATTTTGAATATTAATAAACAGTTTTATAATTATGATTTATTGTACATAGAAAATTTACAATTTACTAAGTATAGCGAAGAATCTAATCAATTTTACGGTAAACATATTGATATGATGTTTAAATCATTTCAAACTAGAAAACTTAGTTTCTCAGTTCAGTTAACGGATTCTGCAATGTACAAAGGTGGTGATTTTGTATATCATCACGGCAAGAATCCAATGTATTTACCAAGGACAAAGGGGACAGCACTTTATTTTCCCAGTTGGGCCTTACATGAAGTTCTACCTGTAACTGAGGGCACCAGATATGCGCTAGTTGGCTGGGTTGTTGGACCACAATTTAAATGAAGTTTTTTTGGGCAATTATTTTTTTTATTTTTGGAACAATTGAATATATTTCTAGTAATAAATTAACCTGTGGATCAGACTTTTTTACTGGTCAAATGTGGTTTATGTGGTTTTTTATGTCAATGGCTTCTATGAAATTAAAATGAAAGATTGCCCAAAGTGTGGAAATAAGCATAATAAACCTGGTAAATTTTGTTCTAGGGCATGTGCCAATTCTAGACAATGGACGGATGATCATAAAAAAATATTCTCTGAAAAACAAGCTGCCTATATGGCTAGAGAAGATTCAGAGGATCATAGAAATAAAAAAGCGCTTCAGATGGGGTTATTACACAAGGCGGGGCTATTATCAGGGAATAAATCTGTGGATGATCCAGAAGATGTAATGACTAATCCAGATGATTATTACTTTGCCCCTCCTTATGATCCGGGCAGAGGTTATGATGTTGATGATGGCGCAGTTTGGGAGGAAGTTGATCGTTTATAAATACTAATTTGAATGGTATTTATAATGTGGTTTTATAATAACGAAGTTTTTACCGATCCCGGCAATTATTATGGATTTGTATATTTGATAGAGAATCTTACCGATGGAAAGAAATACATTGGTAAGAAACTTTTTATTTTTACTAAGACTAAAACTGTTAAAGGTAAACGCAAAAAAATAAAAACAGAATCAGATTGGAGAACATACTGGTCGTCATCCGACGAATTAAAATCTGATGTTGAAAAGTATGGTGAGCAGAATTTTAGGCGAACTATACTTCATTTATGTATGAATAAAGGAACCTGTAATTATTTAGAAGCCAGAGAACAATTTGAAAGAAGAGTTCTGGAATCAAGTGAATATTATAATGGTTGGATTAGTTGTAAGATAGG